GCAGCAGCATCAGCAACATTAACCACAGAAGTAACTCCGGCAGTTGCAAGTGCTAATGGCGCAGAGGCCAATAAACCTAGAGTCTAGACAATTCATATAAATAGGCTACACTCTTCATGGCAAATTCTGTTCAAACCTTCTCGGATTATAACACATCGGGTCAGAAAGCATCCGTCGTTTCGAGCAAGCGTCTGTATTCTGACCTGGATCTGTCATTGACTCTCCATCCTATTTTTCATGATATTATGCCTTTAACAGATACTGACGCTGTTATTAATGCAGTCAAAAATTTGATATTCACTAATTTTCATGAACGCCCATTTCGGCCAAATCTAGGATCAAATTTAAGTAACATTCTGTTTGAACCTGCTGATATCATTACAATCATCCGTTTAAAACAATCAATTCTTGAAGTTCTTCAAAAAAATGAACCTCGAATCGATTCAATTATTGCGGAGGTGATAGATGATTCGGACAGAAACAGATATCACGTAAATTTATCATTTCGAGTGATATCCCAAAACATTGAAGTAGATATCACGCTTTATCTCTCACGTCTCCGCTAATTTAATTTTTGCCATATGTCTTCATTCAACGTCTCCGAACTTGATTTTGCCGCAATCAAGGATTCAATCAAAGCCCACTTTCGGTCACAATCAAAATACAATGATTGGGATTTTAATGGCTCGGGTCTTTCCGTTCTTCTTGATGTGCTCGCATATAATACTCACTATAATGCAATGGTGGCGCATCTCTCTTTGAATGAGACGTTTTTAGATTCAGCACAGATTCGTGGAAATGTAGTCTCTCATGCAAAGCTATTAGGATATGTTCCAAGATCATTGGCATCATCAAAGGCAGTTATTAATGTTGTAGTCACTCCAGGATCTACAGTTGCAAATCAGGCAACAATCCTACGCGGAACTCGGTTTTCTACTGTTGTGGATCAAGTTCGCTATTACTTTGTTGCTCTTGAATCGCATGTTGAACCAATAAATGGAGGTAAATACACTTTTACAAATATTCCTGTTCGTCAGGGTACGCTCAAGAGAATGATCTATCGAGTTGATACCTCACTTGGAAATCAGAAATTTGAAATTCCAGATGCAAATATTGATACAAGTACAATGCGCGTCAGATTAAAGGCGAACACTGAATCCGATTCATATTCAATCTATACGCAATTTACATCACTCGTAAATATCAACGAGAATTCTCAGATTTATTACTTACAGGAAACTCCTCAGGGACTCTATGAGATTTACTTTGGAGACGGTATTCTGGGCAAGATGCCAACCGCAAATAACATTGTCGAGATCGAATACGTCTATACAGATGGAACAGTTGCAGACGGAGCCAATCTATTTACTTCCGTTGATACCATCTCGGGCTATAGCAATATTGCGGTGACTGTTGCCGTAGACTCATATGGTGGAGGAGTACGTGAATCAATTGAATCAATTCGCTATAATGCACCTCTTACCTTTACTGCACAGAACCGAGCAGTCACGGCGGATGACTATCGTGCAATCATCTTAAAGAATGTAGCAAACGTTGAGGCAATTTCAGTATGGGGTGGAGAAGATGATATTGTTCCAAATTTCGGAAAGGTTTATATTTCTGTAAAACCCATTGGAGCTGAAACTCTTACAACCGCTGAGAAAACTACAATTTTATCTTCTGTTCTTGCGGGTAAAAACGTCGTTTCGATCACTCCTATTCTAGTTGATCCAGAATATACCTACCTCGAGCTGGATGTATTTTTTAAATACAATGGCAATCTAACAGATAGAGCTCTTGTTGAATTGCAGACAATAGTACGCGAAGCAATAATTGCGTATAACAATGACGATCTTTTAAAATTCGATGGAGTGTTTCGTCATTCAAAACTCTTAAGACAAATTGATACTTCGGAACCTTCAATTCTGAATTCTACGATTCGTGTCTACATGTATAAAGAAGCCACTCCATCCAATACAAATAACAATTACTTTGATTTAAATTTTTCAGGTCCGATTTATCAGAGTTCTTCTGATTCATTTGTACTCTCAACAAATGCCTTTTTGGTGGGTGGCATTGAACATTATTTTAGAGATTTTGTGGTTGAAGGATCATACGATAGAAAAATCTTCATGTGCAAACTTGTGAACGGAGCTGTGGAAAAAGTGAAGGAAGTCGGAATGTTATATGCAGCAACAGGCAATATTACGATTTCTGGGTTTATAACAGATACGACTACGCCAATTCGGTTTACTGTGGTTCCGAACTCAAATGACATTGCTCCAAAAAGAAACCAGCTTCTTTCAATTGATTTGCAAGAAGTCGTTGTGGTGGGTGAAAATGATACGATTGCGGTTGCGGGCTCTTCTGGCGCTGTGGTCTATACAACAACGTCACGTCATCGGTAATATTTTATATGGCGTATTCAATCGAAACTCTTGCTAGCACTCGTCGGAAAAGAAAAGAGACTTCTCGCGTAGAATCTTTAATTCCTTCGGGTCTACGCGATAAGTCAGCAGCACTCATTGAGTTGCTGAAGAGTTATTACGACTACATGAATTTGTCCGGGAATCCAAGTTATGAGATTAATTCGATTAACAATGCTCGTGATATTGACCTTGTCGACGAAAAATATTTGACACTTTTACAAAAAGAAATTGCTGCTGCAATTCCTAAAAACGTACAGATTGACAAGGTAAAACTATACAAAAGCTTACTCCAGTATTATTCCGTAAGAGGTTCGGTTGATTCCATTCGTTTATTTTTTAAAATCCTCTTTCAGGATAATGTACAGATATATTACCCTCGTGAGGATATGCTGATACCATCTTCAGGTAATTGGGATCCAAATGCGTTGAGGCCAAACTATAGCGGCAATACGCTTACGGGATATTCTTCGGGCGGTTATGTCGATAACAAAGGATTTCTTTCGGACACCATAAAGCTTCAGGATTCGTATTTTTATCAACAATTTTCTTACGTGATTCAGACGGGCAATAACACGGATACCTGGAAAAATGAATTTAATCGTTTAGTACACCCTGCTGGATTTATCTTCTTTGGTCAGATCGTTATCTTTATTGAAAACGTAAATGCCTTTCCGGTTGACATTATTCAGGACTTAGATCTGTGGTTATCTGGCTATCAGAGAATAAATGGTATTACCGTTCCTCTCACACTCGAAAATTTAAACATTAAACTTTTAGATATCATTGATGGAAGAGACGATGTTCGAATCTATAGTTCGATGCATACTCATCAACCTGGATTAATTTCAGATGAAGATTTGGCAGTACCGGTTTTTGTTGGATTTGCCGAGAGTCTTACCGATGGCATTTCCGGCGAGCCATTTAGTAGAAAAGAACGTTGTGTTGCGGCAACAACAGCAAATATTACTTTGAGTGGCCCTCAGACAATTGACGGTCTGGCTGTAATTGCGGGAGATCGTGTTTTAGTGAAGAATCAAACAACTACCTCTGAGAATGGCATCTATCAAGTAAACGCCGGAGCATGGACTCGTACCACCGACGCTGATACTCGTGATGAGCTGGTTTCAGCATTTGTGTTTATTCCTCACGGGTCCGTCCAGAATCGAAATACTGCATGGTTATGTACAATTGAGGCTGGTACCATTGACACTGCCACGATGGTCTGGAATCAGTCTTTTGTAGTTCCTCAGGCAATGATCCCGTTTCCAAAGAAGAACGCTGATACCGCATATCTTCGGAGTATCTTTACTGGTGCTAGTCTGCTCAGTCCTCATAAACTTGGCGTTATGACTGCGGTTTATGATTCAACAGTATTCAAGGGAACTCACTTTACCCTTCTGTTTGATCAAATACCAATTGTTCCGGCTAATTCTGCACATCCCGAAATGTTAGTAAAAAGATACCAGAGTATTGCTCATTTCTTTGATCCAGGTACAGAAATGCACTCTTATGCAAATTATACGATTGAACAGGCGGACTCAACTGATATAAATAACCAAATACCTTGGGGTAACGTAGGTTCTCTCATTACTCTCTCTAATATCCCCTAAAGATCCTCACTATGGCTGCTATTATCACTTCTCATTTCCGTACGCTCAACGCAAATAACTTCAAGGATTCCGTCGCGGATCTTGCAAACAGCTATTATCTATTTCTGGGTAAATCAGATGCGTGGTCAGCCAATCTTGCAACCACCGCAGATTCAGAATCACCCACACCTCTAGATACTGTCGTTGAAATCAATGACGCATATCAGAATATGTCCGCATTAAAGAAAATTAGTGCTGGTGATGTTAGTAATGTTATGCCACGGTATGCTTCCGTTTCAAATGTTGATATTTCACTCACATGGGTATCGGGGGCCACATATGTTGCATGGGATGATCAAGATCCTGACATCTATTCGAAACCATATTACATTATTACCGACGAGTATAAGGTCTACAAGTGCATTAGGGCTGGTGCAGGAACAAGCACAAGTAAACCAGTAGATACCGCAACAGTTGCACCCGTTCTGCTGGGTGATGGATATCTTTGGAAATACATGTACACTGTTCCAACGGTGGATGCTGTAAAGTTCCTTACTAATTTCTACGTTCCTGTCAAAACAGTAACACTTCCGGTTGTCACAA